CTTTTATTTTTGCATATGTTTTTGCGAAAGAACTAAAAGAAGCCCTTCCATTTTCGATTTAAATTTTATTTTTAATCATACTCTACCCAGGGATCCTAGCAGGTCACCTAGTGGCTACTAAGCACAGCGCGGTCGCCCCCTTTTAAGGGATGACGACCGTGGCTACGTTTAGAGACACTAGGCAACCCACTGGGACCTTTGATAAGGTATAATTAATGTTTTGTTTATCACTACATCTGGTAGATTTCTACAATACATCATATTGACTCTACTCCCGGTTAAGGAGTTTAATAAGAGCATGATCGTAATGATCAAAATGATGGCAGATTTCTACATACAGTGTAGATCGAGAAAGATTAATAAGAAAATGGTAATCAGTGAAAACCAACCGCTATAACCCTAGCCCCATGATCTCTAGTTGTCCAGACTAAAGAGGGGGTGCAGAGGCGAAGCCGGTAATCACTTTTCCCAGATAGGATTCATAGGCATGAAGAAGTGCCTAATCAATCAGATTGTATTTGGCCATGTGATTTGCAATGTTATGCAAAACCTCAGATCGAGGAAAATCACTGTCAGATAAATCTCGAGAATATGTCTTGGGTAAATCCGGTTTTAAGTCTTCGATAGGAATACGAGGACAACAACCTTCATTTTTCAAGAGAAATGTAATGGCACGCATAGTAACTTCTTTGTTATTATGTATGACACGCCAACATTCTTGAACAAAAACACGGCTCGAATCGATTTTATGGGACTTGGCGATATACTCTCCTTCTACTGTTCCATGAGCACCTTCTCGCAACAAATCAAAGTTTAGAATATCCATCTCAGAGATGAGTGTTCTATACATTAATAGGCGATCGATGGTCTTGGTCAGCTCCAAAGCAGGAGAATCACCAACTTTACCAAAATGGTGTGTACCAAGAACTTGAGCTTCATGAGACTTTTGCCACAAGAGCGAAGCAGCGTTCAAAGGAAAAGAACGAATCTTGTCCATAAACTTCTGCCTCAACAGGAAAGCAACCTGTCTCACAAAACGTCCCTCTCGACTTGTCCAGTAATCGGAAGGTGGGTCAATACCCAAACCTCCCAACCAACATGGCAAATACCAAAAGACTTCCACCTTCTCTAACTTTTTTTGGTTAGAGTCGACGAACTCAAGAAAGGCACGACGATAAATGTCAGGAGGACAAAGATCGCGCATCTTAGTAGTTAAACCTTGAAATTCCCAAGGCATTTTTGAACATCTCCCATCTTTAGATTTAGCATGGGCTAGAGCAAAATTAATAAAAGGAACGCTCGCAAAACCACGATCGGTTCGCAAATAACGTCTCGAATTTATAAGGATAAAATCCGGTGAAAAGAAGGTTTTACCTTCAGACTTAATGAGGCCAAAATAACCAGCACTTGCTTCCCATATAGGAAGGAGACCATGATCCGAAGTCGGATCAGACAGGACGCAATCATCACCATTAACTTGTAGCGGACAATTATGAAGTGGAATCTGTTTCCGTTCGTTAATCTCCATCGACCAATGACACACTGTCAGGTTGATCAGACAAAGAAAAATAAACGACATAACAGACCCCAACAATTGTCCCTCTACTTGAGGTGCAACTGTATCAGGCAAATGTTTTCCCAAAGTCAGTATATGATCTGTCATAGAATTCAGAACCAAAGCTCTTAATTCCCGACAAAAATACTGATCTTGAGGACCCCATTGCCATGAGAGTCTCAAGAAAAAATGCTCTATAAGGACCTTAGACGGCCACGACCGAATCTCGTTAGTCGCACCACGATAATCACCATTTAAAAAATAACATCCTTCCGG